TCGGCTGGCCTGAGTTCGGGTTCGGTCTCGCACCGGAGCAGGACACCACTGATGACCGGAAGATCGTCGCCGTCCGTAAGTGGCGCGGCGACCGTGACGAACGAGCCTGGCCGAAGCGGATGATGCGCGGCCGGGACTGGCCTTGGGAGCCAATCGAATGACGAAGACAACCACTGTGACGTTGCGCCTCACACCCGACGATCGGGATTTGGCGCAGCAGCAAGCACTTGACCACTACGAGTCGATGTCGGAGTACATCAGACGGCTCGTTCTCGAAGACGCCGCGCGTGCGGCAAGGAAGGCAGCCTGATGGCTATCACGAACCTGAGGAACGTCGAGGTCACTCGACTCAACCGATCCGGGCACGGTTTTGGCGTGAAGGAGTCGAACGAGTCGAACGGGAAGACGTACACGACGTACTGGACGGTGTGGGCGAAGGAGGACGCTGGCCTGCGGGTGGGTGACCTGGTGAACGTTTCCGGGTTCCTGTCAACGAAGGTGGGTGACCCGAAGCAGGGCGGCGACGGTGTTGAGCGTCGGTACGTGGAGCACTCGTTGAACTCGCCGCGCATCGAACGCGTCGGGAGCGCGCCGCAGAACGCCCAGCAGCCCGCCTCAGCCCCGAACGCGGCCCCGCAGCCCCAGTGGGACCCGCAGGGCGGGAACGGGACGCGGGCAGGCGCACAGGGCTCGTGGGCGACCGCTAATGCCATCGCAGACGCCGACCTGCCTTTCTAGCCGCGCCGAACGAAGAAGGAAGGAATCAAATGACAACTGCACTGATTCTGGCGCTGGCACTGCTCGTGCTTACCGCATTCCTTGCATGGCTCGCTGTCAAATACGAGTCTGTGGGTGTCGGTATCTTGGCTGCTATTACCCTGCTGTGCTTCATCGGATGCGGCAATATTGCGCTGACATGGAGCCAGCCATGACAGCCGCCACGTGCCCTACCTGCGGCCCGATCTGCAGCATGCGGGAATTCGGATGGGAGGTGGACGATGAGTGACTGGACACCGAACACTGAGCAGGTCCGTGACGCGTACGTGCGTGCCATGCGTAACGCGTTCATCGCATCAGCCGGCGAACACCGGCAAGAGTTCGACCGGTGGCTCGCAACAATTCAAGCAGCCGCATTCGACCACGGTGTCCAATCCTGGGGCAAACTCATGATCCGACGCAGCGAACTCAACAACCCATACCGGAGACAGGAGAACAACGATGAGTGAACGCGAACAGGCGTGGCGAGAGTGGTCAAACGCCGAACTGGATTACGACAAAGCGGACTCTCTGTCGTTCACAGCTGGCTACTACGCTGGCCATGCATCAGCTGAAGCGAAGTACGCACCCGCACTGTCCGCCACCGAAGCAGAACGCGACCTCGCACGACGAGCACCAGAACGACCATCGCACCTACGTGAGCTCGCCCGAGACATCGACGCGCTCAACGACGGCGGATGGGCAAGCTTCGTGGAGACTGCACTCTTCAAAGCGTCACGTGCACTCCACCACGCCGCGGACTACGACGAACACGGACCACTCAACCAACTCCGCCGCGCACACGGACGCTTCCTCAACACCCGCGACGTCCACGAACTCGCACGCGCCGTCGGGCAGATCCTCAACGGGTCAGACGACGTGCAGCCCGAGAGTGAGTGGAAGACCGTCGATCGGCCAGGAGACGCCGATGGATGACCTCGAACGCATCTTCCGCAAGTGGCTACTCGAAGAAGCGAGCGGCAACGGGCCAGCAGTCACAACGACTGCTGGCCCTACTGCTGCCACCGACACATGGAGATACCCCTACTGGCCGACGCACGACGTCGGATGGGAGGTGAGCGATTGTGATTGATGAACTCATGCGGCGGATCGACCAGCGAAAGATCGAAGGATCGGAGAGGATTCTGGGGCTAGGGCCATGCCTAGAGTTCCGAGGCGGCCATGCGCGCGGGTACGCGAAGATCTGGGTGAATACCATCGGTCCAACCTTCGACGGACGCGTAAAGCGGGTCCACTTGAGCGTGCACCGTGTTGTGTATGAAGCTGCTTGCGGGCTGATTCCCAAAGGCATGGTTATAGACCACGCGTGCGCAAATCGCGGGTGTATCCGCCTGGAGCACCTGAGGCTTGTTACGCAGAAGCAGAACCTAGAGCACCGCGCGGGCGCAACTACACGAAGCCGTACTGGAGTCAGGGGTGTTGTGTGGCGCGCTGACCGTGGGCGGTTCTACGCCAGTGCGCAGCACCACGGTAAGCACCACTCTGCTGGTTACTTCGAATCAATTTCTGACGCCGAGGAAGCCGCTCGGGCACTCCGCGCCGCGCTGTTTAGCCATGACAACAGCACACAAGAAGGACGAATCGCATGACGGATAACCGCCTGCTGGACGCTGTCGACGCTCTGACCAAGCCGACCGTGGAGAACGTGAAGCAGACCACCGACGACGGCGAATACCTGCGCACCGTTCCCGTCGAACACCCGCCGCTTCTGCAACAGTTGGCTGACGCTGTGGTGCCGTCCGGGAGCAACGATCACGCCGGACAGTCAGCCTCGAGCAGCGCACGCAATGTCATCGACGGGCAAGCGCTGTTTGAGCTGATGATGGTGCAGCAGCAACTGTTCGAATGGTGCGGCCTCGTCAAGATCCGCGGCGACCGCAACGACCTGCCCGCTACCTTGCGCGCCTGGTACGTCGCCTACCTGCCACTCCACAAGCAGCCCGAATCCGACGAATGGTACGTCCGCGAGCTCAACAGATGGGCACGCACCATCGAAGCCCGCCTCGACCGGAACATCAAGCAATTCGAAACCGGGTACCTCTGCCCCATCTGCGGTGCTCAACGATGGATCGACGAACACGGTGACAGCCAGCCCGCTCGCCTTATCGCCTCATACCGGCGCGACGAAGGCGGCAGGACGAGCAACGAACAGGTCATCTGCCAACGATGCAAGTGCAGCTGGGATTCGATCGATGCCATGACCGAACTCGGCACCGAACTGAAAGAACGACACGCCGACGAAAAGGAAGATGCAAAGCACGCTGTTGCGTGACATAATGGTCATGCCTCGGTGAAGTGTCTCTACTTCCCGAACGCCTGCTCCCCATCGCCTCACGGTTGGTGGGGATTTTTCATACGCGCTCGTGGCCACTGAGACGCATAAGTGGCACCCCTCGTCAGCAGGTGCCTTTGCCGGACCAGCCCTGCTCACGTTAATGAAGACCGGCTCGAGCAGTTTCACGCGATGGCCTGCCAGGTGAATCCCGCATCAAAGCTGTTGCCCTGCCGAACGTGGTGGGTCATGTAAGCAAGCGACCACCCGTGGTCAGCGATACACCTGCATCGGGTTGCAGGCCTTGACCCACCACCTTCGTGCAACCACACACTTCCCGTCCGTCGCCAGTCGTCTCAACAACATGACTAGCCGGCCCCTACCAAGTCACCAACAGGTCAGCGTGGGTGAGGCACGGCGCTACGTGAGCAACGCGGCTCGAGCAACGGACGGGTACTACCAACGGAGGACGACGTGAGCGACGAAGCTGACGACAAACTCGAAACAGCAATCAGCGCCTACCTTGCGGAACGCGGAGACGGCGCTTACCTGACCGGATATGTGCTCATTGCATCCGGCGCTGACCCCGAACGTGCCGACATCACGCGCTACGTCAGCACCATTCCGGACACGCAGAACCTGCACACAACACTCGGCCTCGTCGAGTACCTGCGCATGGACGTACGCGGCGAGATCCCCGATGACGACGACGAATGACGACGCACTGAGCTCGCACCGTGTCCGATCGAACGTGTGGCCCACGCAACCACAGCCGCACCCGCAACTCGTCGAAGCCGTCAACGCCATCTTTGAACAGCCGATAGAGGACAAGCAGTGATCAAGCACGAAAGAACCTGGAACACGGTCGGCATCGTGCTCGCCACCATCCTCGTCAGCTACATCCTCTGGTCCGCCTGGTGCATGATCAGCGGTGCGGCATGGTGACCTGCGAATCATGCGGGGCAGAGTACAACTCCAGCATTGCTGCCGAGCGTTGCTGCACCGAAGCGCAACGCCCCTGGGACAAGGACGAATGGTGGTAGCTGGTGGCCTGGTCAACCAGTGACCGCAGCTCACGGCTACCCAGCAACTGGGCCAGCATCAAGCGGCAAGTGAAGCAGCGAGCACACGGACGATGTGAAGCAACAGGGCACGACCCACGATGCGACGGACTCGGCACCGACTGCGACCACATCATTGCCGGCGACAATCACTCGCTCACCAACCTGCAATGGCTCAGCACGCCATGCCACAAAGCCAAGACAGCACGCGAGACAGCCGCACGCAACCGCTCGAACGCTGCACTCAAGCGACGACCAACCGAGCAACACCCCGGACGGAGACACGCATGACCAGCATCAAGATCATCAAGGCAGTCGGCGGCAAGAAGGAAGGCGAAACCCACGACGTTTCGCCCGGAGCTGCTGACTATCTCATCAACACCGGCTATGCTGAAGAGGTCGAGAACACCGCTCGTCGAGGTCGACTCAAGAAGGCCACCGACTCGAGCGACTCCGACAAGGGTGGGGGGGACTCCCCGAAGGAGTCTGCTTCTACCGCCGGATAGCATTTCCGGTCCTGCGTGCGGCTCTTCTGTGTTTTTCCGCCGCAAAAAGCCCTGGTCAGGGTGCCTTTTGGCCTGTTTTGCCCGCTAGTTGCCGGCCGGCAACGGATTGATTGAAGCCACTGATTCCCAGTACTGGCGCGGATTATCCGTAACAGGTAGGCTTGGTGGTATGGAGTCACGAACCTGCCGACACTGCGGAGCATCACTGATGCTGCTGCGCGAAGATGCGCGGTTCTGCTCCACGAAATGCCGCGTTTACGCCGCTCGTGAGGCCAAGAAGTTGCCGGCCGAGATGCGTTCCCGTGATCGGTTCGTGCGGTACTCGAGCAAGAAGGTGCCGCTGACGGTCGCTGGCCGGAACGCTTCGTCGACGAACGCTGCGACGTGGAGCTCACACAAGGATGCGGTCGCGTCTGAGGTTGGCGAGGGTGTCGGGTTCGTACTTGGTGACGGCGTCGGCTGCATCGACTTGGATCATTGCATCGAGGACGGTCGTGTCGCGGACTGGGCGCAAGAAGTGCTGGACAACAACCCCGGCACCTACGTCGAGGTGTCTCGTTCAGGGTCTGGTTTGCACGTCTTCGGGCTGCTCACTGAGGGGCCTGGACGGAATGTGCGCGATGGGGTGCGTGCGATCGAGTGGTACTCGGTTGGGCGCTACATCGCTTTGACGGGGCGACGGTTCAACCGTTCCCCGTTGTCACTCGCGCCGCTTGTGGTGCCGAGCTTGTAGTTGCGTCCCTGGTGGGCGCTGTCGCGTCCCTGGAGGGCATCATGGCGGTGGCTGCACCGAAGAGTCTGAAGGCCGGCGGTAAGAAGCTGTGGCGTGAGACTACGGGGGCGTATGAGCTCCGTCAGGATGAGCTGGAGACGCTTCGCGCGGCGTGCGGCGAGGTGGATCTGATCACCCGCATGGAGGAAGCGCTTGAGGATGAGCCACTGACGGTGCTGGGTTCGCAGGGACAGATTGTGGCACACCCGCTCGTGCAGGAGCTTCGTCAGCATCGTGCGACGTTGGCTCAGCTGTTCGCGAAGCTGAAGCTACCTGATGAGGGCGGTGAGGGCGCGTCGAACCAGCAACGCTCGGCTGCTCAGTCGCGTTGGGCGTCTGCGTATGGCAAGGGCGCGTAGTGCTGGCCCTGCCCTCCTGACGAGTGATGACGCTGAGTACGCGGAGATCATCGCTTGGTACCGCGAACTTCTGGAGCAGACTGCACCGCCGGCTGAGTTGGCGTGGGAGCCGGTTCGTATCGGTCCGACGTGGCAGTGGGACAACGGTTGGCTGCTCCCGGAGGCGTCGCTGGGCTGGGAGTTCATGGCCTGGTGCGGCATGTGGTTGCGCGGCAAGAAGGGTCCGTGGCAGTTCACGCCCGAGCAGGCGCGGTTCTTGCTGTGGTTCTTCGCGCTCGAGTCGGATGGGCAGTTCTCCTACCATTCGGCGGTCTTGCAGCGGCTGAAGGGCTGGGGCAAGGACCCGATCGCAGCAACGCTCGGTGTGGGGCATCTCTTCGGGCCGACTCTGTTCGACCGTTGGGAGGGCGACCGGCCGATCGGTCGGGACAACCCGAACGCGTGGGTGCAGATGGTTGCTGTGTCGCAGGTGCAGACGCAGAACACGATGAAGCTGTTCCCGTCGCTGATCAGCCCTGAAGCACGGAAGCGGTTCGGCATTCAGGTCGGCAAGCTGAACGTGTGGGGCATGGGTGATACCCGCCAGATCGAGGCGGTCACTGCTTCTGTGATGGCGATTGAGGGTGGCCGTCCGACACTGATCGTTCGTAACGAGACGCAGAACTGGAACGGTTCGAACGGTGGCCATGACATGGCTGGCGCGATCGAGGGTAACGCTGCGAAGGCTGAGATTGGTTTCCCGGCCCGGATGTTGGACATCTGCAACGCGTACCGGCCGGGTGAGGATTCGGTTGGTCAGCGGCAGCGTGAGGCGTATGAGTCCACGTTAGGTGCTGATGATGCGGAGAACGCTGAGTTCGGTGTCATGTACGACTCGCTCGAGGCCCCTCCTGAAGCGCCGTTGACGTTGGACGCGGCACCGTCTGTCGTGAAGGCGGTTCGCGGTGACGCGGTGTGGCTTGACGCCGAGGGCCGCATCAAGAAGTCGATCGCGAACCCGGTGAACACGCCGAGCGAGTCGCGGCGGAAGTGGTACAACCAGATCACTGCCGCCGAGGACGCGTGGACTGAGCCGGCTGAGTTCGACCCGTTGAAAGATGTCGATAAGACGGTTGAGGACGGCGAAGAGATCGCCATGTTCCTCGACTGCTCGAAGTCGGATGACGCGACCGGCCTGATCGGCGTTCGCATGTCTGACGGCCACGTGTTCACGATGGGCATGTGGCAGCGTCCTCCCGGCAAGCGCGGTGATGGATGGCTCGCACCTCGCGAAGAGGTCGACGCAACTGTTGACCGTGCGTTCCGGAAGTACCGCGTGGTCGGTTTCTTCGGCGACCCGTCCCACGTGGTCGACGACGAAACGATGGACCGCTACTGGGACCCGCTGTTCGACAAGTGGCACCGCGAGTACCGGTCGAAGCTGCGTGTGTGGGCTTCGGGCACGAAGGGCGGCAAAGGCCACTCGGTCATGTTCGACATGTCCGCACGTGACAACGCACGTGAGTTCGCGGCAGCTGTCGGTTTTACTCTCGAAGAGATCAAGTCCGCTGACTTCACGTATGACGGTGACGCTCGTCTCCGCCGACACGTCCTGAACGCTCGACGCTACCCCGTGCAGGGGTACGTGTCGATCGCGAAGGACGGCCGCGAGTCGAGGAACAAGATCGACCTGGCTATCTGCATGGTCGGTGCCCGCATGGTGCGCCGTCTGATCCTGAACAACTCGAAGAAGAAGGGCGGGCGCGCATGGTGATGTCCCAGGCCAACGTGGTCGCTCTCGCGAAGGATGTTCTGATCCCGGGGTGGCAGCAGGAGAAGCAGCGTCTAGACGCTGCGGACAACTGGGGCCGTTGGAATCCTGACAAGGTGGCGATCCCAGCGCATTCCGCTCCGGAGCATCGAGATCTGCGCGACTTGTCCGAAACGCCGTGGCTGATGCTCGTCGTGACGACGATCAACCAGCAGCTGGTGGCTGAGCTCGTACGGTCGTCGCAGTCGGAGGATGTGCAGCCGATTTGGACGCCTTGGCTGCGGAACCGGATGCCGTCTCGGCAGCGCGCAATCCACCGGGCGGCACTCACGTATGGGTATTCGTACTCGACGGTGCTGCCTGGTGAGGTCAACGGTGAGGATGCTGCGGTCATCCGCGGCCACTCACCCCGCGACCTGTACGCGGTCTACAACGACGCCGTGGTTGACGAGTACCCAGAGTACTTCCTCGAGGTGCACGGCAACCGGTTCGAGGTCGTCGACGACGAGGCCCGGTACACGCTCGTCATGCAGGACGGAAAGCTGCAGTTCGTCACGTTCGACGTGCACAACGTCGGTGTCGCGCCGGCTGTGCGGTACTCGAACCTGATCGATGTTGAGGGTCGCACTCCTGGCGAGGTTGAGCCGTTCATCCCGCTGGCGAAGCGCATCAACAAGACGTCGTACGACCGTCTGCTGACGCAGCACTTCAACTCGTGGAAGATCCGGTACGCGACGGGTTTGGACAGGCCTGATTCGCAGGAGGAACGCGACCGATTGAAGATGCTGCTCCGCCAGTCGGACATCCTCACTGGCGAAGAGGGTGTCACGTTCGGCACGTTGGATGAGACACCGCTTGACGGGTTCATTGCGGCGTGGAAGTCGGACATTGAGGCGCTTGCTGCGGTGTCGCAGACGCCGACGCATGCGCTGACGGGCGAGATGATCAACCTGTCAGCTGATGCGATCGAGGAAGCTCGGTCGATGCTGGACCTGAAGGCGAACGAACGCAAGATCGGGTTCGGTGATTCGCACGCTCAGACGCTGCGCCTCGCATCACATGTCGAGGGTCGCGAGCAGGACGCGTCGGACTTCACGCTGACGATTCAGTGGGCGGACCTCGGTTCGCGTTCGCTGTCGCAGGCGGCTGATGCACTCGGGAAGCTGTCGACGCAGCTCGGCATCCCGCCGGAGAAGCTGTGGGACCGCATCCCGTCTGTCACGGCGGAAGAGGCTGCTTCATGGCTCGAGTACCGGCAGCAGCATCCTTCGTCTGAGCAGCTTCTGGCTGACGCTCTTAGGGGGCAGGCGAATGGCACTGACAGTGCAGGGGCGACGGCTAACTGAAGCTAACCGGCTGCTGCAGTTGCAGTTGGCGTCTCAGGCTGCGGGTGTGGGGCTGATCCTCTGGGATCAGTTGCAGGCAAGCGACCTGGACGGTTCGACGTCAGCATGGTTGGCGTCGAACACGGCGCTCGCTTCCCGGTACTACGACGAGTCGTCGCGGACCACGGCTGAGTACATCAGTCAGTACCGTGCGGTTGAGGCTGCTGGGAACACGGCACCGGTCCTGGTACCGACATTCGATGCGGCCCTCACGGCGCAGATTCTGTTGGTTGCTGGCCCGGTGCGGGTGAAGAACTTCATCAGCCGGGGCTTCTCGGGGTCGAGCGCGCTCGCTGCGGCGAAGTCCGGGTACGCGGGCATGCTGCGCCGACAGGTGATGATGGGCGGCCGGCAAACAGTCGATCTGACTACATCGCAGGATGAGCAGGCTGTTGGTTGGCGGCGGGTGTCAGATGGCAACCCGTGCGCGTTCTGCGCCATGTTGTGCTCCCGTGGTCCCGTATACCGGTCGGCATCATCTGCCGGAGATCCGGTGGCGGGGAATGGCCTGCACTACCACGCGCACTGCGGATGCCACGCCGAGATCGTCTACGGCTCGTGGGAACCGAACGAGCAGGAGCAGGGGTTCATCGACGCCTACCAGAAGGCGGCACGTGAAGCGAATGCTGCCGGGTTTGCTCGCACGCAGCAGTCAGTGCTGCCCAGGATGCGCGCTAACGGCGACTTCCGCGACTCGCCATCCGTGCGAAACAAGACCACCCAGTCCGACCAGGACGGGTAACCGCTGCCCCGGTGGCAGCCCTACACGCCCCTGGAGGGCCAATGAGTGACACCGCTGACAGCACCGCCACTGAGCAGGATCAGACAACCGACACTGAGGTGGACGAGTCGACTGAGACTGAGCAGGAGTCGGAGCAGGAAGCACCCTCGTTCGACGCCGATAAGGCGCGCGAGAAGATCCGCAAGCTGAACTCTGAGAGCAAGAACCTGCGTGAGCGTGCCGTGAAGGCCGAACAGCGGGCGAAGGAGAACGCCGGCAACGGCGAGCGGCTGACGGCCCTGGAGGCCGAGAATCTGCGTCTCCGAATCGGAGTGAAGCACGGCCTTCCCGAGTCCCTGGTGAAGCGCCTCTCCGGTTCAACCGAAGAGGAACTGCTGCAGGACGCGGAAGAGCTCATGGAGCTGTTCAAGGGCAAGACCGTGCCCTCGAACCAGCCGAAGGAGCGTCTGCGTGGCGGTGGCGACCCCACCGCTGAGGCAGACCCGACTGCGGATCTCGACAAGTTCGCGGCTGAAGCATTCCGCCGCTAGGCACCCCGTCCCGGTGGTGCTGAACCACTTTCTCACCTAGGAGGCCCACCGTGGCACACAACCTCTACACCCCGGAGCAGGCTGCTCGCGCCACGCTTGCGTCTCTCCGGTACCTCACCAACCTTCCCCGCACCGTCCGTCAGGACTTCAGCAACGAGTTCGTTGCTGGTCGCGGTCAGACCGTGAACGTTCTTGGCCCCATCTCGGCCGGCACCGCTCACGTGTACACGAAGGCGAACCGTGACGCCCGTCAGGCGATCCAGTTCAACGACCTCACGCAGAACTGGTTCCCGGTGACGCTCGAGGACCAGGTGTACAACGCGATTCGTCTCCCCGACGACTTCGCCACGTTCACCATCACCGACCTCACCCAGCAGGTTCTCATCCCGCAGGCCGAGTCGGTCGTCGATCAGCTCGCCGCGCCGCTCATCGCGGAAATGGTCGCCATCGGTACCGACGCCTCGATTCCCGAGGTCGCGGACGACGGCTCCAACTTCCGCACTGCGCTGATCAAGGCCCGTCAGGTGCTCAACGACCGGAAGATCCCGGCCGGCGGTCGTACCCTCGCGGTTGGCCCCGGGATGGAGGCTGCTGCACTGCAGGACGAGCTGCTGCAGAAGGTCAACGAGTCCGGTTCGGGCGACACGCTCCGGAACGCGACCATCGGCCAGCTGTTCGGCTTCACCATCGTCGCTGACCCGACGCTCCCGGATGACTTCGGCATCGCGTACAACCGTGACGCGTTCGCCCACGTCACCCGCCCGTCGAAGCAGCCGCAGGGTGCGGCTTACTCGGCCACGGTCGCGCAGGACGGTTACGCCCTCCGCTGGATCCAGCACTACAACCCCCTGCAGCTCGAGGACCAGTCGGTCGTGGACACCTTCTTCGGTGCCGCAACGCTCGACGCGAACCGGGCTGTTTCGCTCAAGCTGGCGGCGTAATGGCTGCCCCGGCGACTCTGGCCGGGGTTAGCGATCTTGCCGACTGGCTCGGTGAGCCGATCGCTGAGGGCACGGACGACGCTAAGCGCGCCGCTCTGTGTCTTCGGCTGGCGTCTGCCCTGGTTCGTAAGGAATCAGGGCAGACGTGGCTCAACGATGACGGCTCCCTCAATCCTGTTCCAGAGGAAGCTTTCACGGTCACGCTGTACTGCGCGTCTCGGGTGTTCGACAACCGGAACGCGCAGACGTCGGGTGGGCTCGACGATTACAGCGAGGGTTGGAAGGTCGATGAGTCCGGCGCGTATCTCACGGCGACGGAGCGGCGCACTCTCGGTTCGCTTCGCACGTCGAACACGTTCGGCGGTTTGGGGACGGTAGCAACCACACGGGGCGAGTGGCGTCCCGATGCGGCTGGCTGGGTTCCCACTGGCACGCCGAACGTTTTCTTCCCCTGGTACTAGGAGGTGGTCACGTGCGAGCAGCACGAATCCTCGCACGTGGCCGCACCCTGGCTGCCGAGTTCATGACCGACCGGTGCGTCATTGGAACGCGGTCGTCGGACCAGGTGCTCAACCCGGACACTCTGGAATACGAGTACGTCTTCACCGAGGTGTACAGCGGCCCCTGTCGGTTCAAGGCCGGCAACGTTCAAGCTTCCGATGTGGAGTCGGCTACACAGCTGCTCGTCACCCAGTTGGCGACGTTGAGCCTCCCGATTGACGGTTCCGGTGACGTGCGGAACGGCATGCTCGTCCGCATCACCGAATCGGCAACTGATCCGGCGCTACCCGGCACGGAAGCGACGATCAAAGCGCCGTTCAAGTCGTCGTATGCGACCGCACGGCGCTTCGCATCGGAGGTGACAAGTGGCTGACGACCTGTACTCACTTGCGCGTGATCTTGGCGAGATCCCAAAGGAAACTGGCCCGTTCGTGCGCAAGGCGATTGAAGTAACTGCTCGGCGCATCAAGGATCAGATCAAGGACGACTACAGCGGGTCGCGGAACCTGGGCGGGGCTTCCCGGTCCATTTCGTATGACCTTCACGGTTCAACGGGCGCACGGCTCGGTGGCATCTCCGCTGAGATTGGCCCCGAGCTCGGTGGGCAAGGTTCCGTTGTCGGCCTGGTGGATGCGGGGCGGCCCGGTCAGCCGGGTAAGCACCGCATCCCGAAGGCTCTCGCTGACAACGCCGACGACTTTGAGTCGGGTCTGGACAAGGCGATTGACGACGGCCTGAAGGCGGCGGGTCTATGACGGCCGCGGAGAACGCAGCGTTGAAGGCGTTGGTACTGGCGGATGCAACGTTTGCAGCGGCCGGCAAGGTCTATACGGGCCGCGCGGTGGGTGCGAACAATGCGCCGATCACGAACACGTGGTATGTGGTGATCCAGCCGGGCGCTGATGCAGATTCGCAGACGCGGCTGACTGGCTCATATGTGCATCGTCGCCCGTCGACCACGTTCCAGTGTGTTGGGACCACCCCGGACCAGGCGATCAGTGTCACAGAGCGTTTGGACAGGGTGCTGCGTCCGAATGGTCGCGGCGTGATTCTTGCTGTCCCAGGGGAGCGTACAGGGCCGCTGAGGCGTGACTACATCGGTCCGGCGCAGATTGATCCGGATGTGTCGCCGCCGATGTGGTTCCAGACCGTTGAGTATTCATTCCGGTCCCAGCCGATTGCGTAGAAGTTTAGGCCCTGGGCCACTTCGGATGTGGGCTGGGTAGCTCGCGATGATCAGTCGCGTCTTACCCAGCCCGAGCGTCCGTCGTTAGCAGGTTTGGCGTGCACACCTCACTACCGGCTTGCGCCCCCAGGGGGTGAGTTCACCCTACCGCCACTTAGTGAATCTGTCACCACCTACTCAACCCCGCTTCGGCTGGTGAGAACGCGAACCCTAGTGGTCTGGTTTTCCCGGTAGAAGTGATCGAGCGTAAGCCTTACTGATTGTCGGTGCCGCGCGCTAGAATGTAGACGGCCCCGGGGAGTGTTGGAAGCACTCAACCACGGGGCCTGACCCAACACTTGAGTAACCAAGGAGGGGCTGTGAACCAGTCTACCGGAACACCAACGAGCATTACCCCGGAGCTGTACCGCGAGCAGGTAGCGGAAGTGCTCACGAGTTGGTTCCCCGAGTACGAAGGCGTCGGCACGGTCATCGAGGATGCTACGGCGGAACTCCTGCGGGTGCAGCGATGACAGTGCCACCGGTTGATCCGTTGGAGTTGGTCCGGCTCGCTGCACCTCCCCGGTTCATGCACGACGCGTACGAATCGCCTCGGGTCGCGAAGATGCGGGTCGGCCTGATTGCCGCTGCTGGCTGGATCGAGGAACTCGAGAAGGACGGCAATCGGCGCGCTGGGATGCACAACGCTGCTGAGCAAGAAGCGAACCGCCTTCGCGCCGTGATCGAGAACGCGCCGCACGAGATCTACTCGGACGACACTGCGTGCCCGGTCGCGTACGGCGAAGAAAACGCCGTGTGCACCTGCTGGAAGGCGGACGCGCTGTGAAGGAATCGAATGCAAGCATCTGGGCGCACTTCGTTCAGGCTCGCCGTGAACGTGACCTACACGCCATGTGGTTCTACGGTTCATGGCTGTTCAACCGGTACTACGGGACGGCGATTGTAGTGAACGCTGCGGTAGCTGCGGTTGTTGCGGCGGCGATGCTGAAGGCGGGCGTGCTGTGAGTCGTCCCTGGTGGTTCATCCTGGGCCATGTCATGTTCCAGTCTAGTAGTGATGCCATTAGTGCTAAGCGGGAGACTCCACTGTTCCTGCAGCAGGTGGCCGAGTCGCAGCGACGTGCGACAAAACGAAAGCAGGACGCGGCATGAACGCAATTGAACGTTATGAGCGTTGGGTGACCGACGTGCCAACGATGCACGATGCGTTCGCGTTCGTCATGGAGCACATCGACAAGTACGCCGACCCGGAAGTGACGATCAAGCCACGCCGCTGGTACGACGGCAACGTCACCGGACCCGACATGACAGGGCCAGGTGAACTCAGTTTCGAGGTAACCGTCAGCGGATTCGAGACAGTCGCATGAACATGCATGTCGTACCCCGCGGGGACCTGATCGAACATGACACCGATGATGACTGCGTGTGCCGCCCCACGCCACGATTCGATGACGGCGGGATCGTGTACGTGCATCACTCGCTTGATGGGCGCGAACTGGTAGAATAGACGCACATCTGGTGATGGAAGAACCCCCGGGTTTGGCCTACGAAACTTTGGCCCGGGGGTTCTTGTGTGCCGCCTAATCGAAAGCCCGGTCTGATGACCGGGCTTTCGTCATTTCCGGACCATCTACCCGACCCCGCTTCGGCGGGGTTTTCGCATGTAAGGAGCAATCCGCATGGATGACAACCACGTCCTCGTGGTCGGCCCGCATGGGCTGCACATGGAGGTTCACAAGATCACTCAGGCGTCTATGCCTGAGCGCTTCCCGCTCGTGGGAGAGAAGCCCTCCGCAAACGCGGACGGGAAGACGCAGAAGCAGAAGAAGGAGCCTGAGAATGGCAATTGACACGACTGGACAGAGCCTGTCCGTTGGTACTGAGGGCAACCTGCTGGTGATGTTCGCTCCGGCGTCCATCCTCACGGCCGGTAAGTCGCTGACGGACATCACGGTGACGCAGCTGAATTCGGCGTCGTTCGTGGATGTCACGTATGACCTGACTGCTGGTTCGGGTTGGGCTGAGACGACTTCGCAGGAGACGATTTCGGATGACCGTCTGACGGCGACTGAGACGTTCGCGCAGCCGGGCAAGGTCACGAATGGCCTGACCGTGCAGTACGTGTACGGCGACGAGTCCGCGAAGGCTGACGACACGCTCGTTGAGGACGAGAACCTGATCGCTGCTGTGCGTTGGGCGACTGATCACGAGGACCCGATCACTGCGTCGAGCAAGTTCGACTTCTGGTATGTGAAGGCGGGCAAGAAGCAGCGTGACCAGGCTGCGGCTAACTCGGTGTTCACGAAGACGCAGGTGCTGTACCCGCTGCAGAAGGTTCAGCGCGACGTCACCCCGGCTACTGGTTCCTGACCTAGCCGCCTATCTCCCGTGCGGGCAGTACCTCACTCCTGCCCGCACGGGTCACCTCTTTGCTGAGTGAGGATTCTGAGTGAGGAACAGACTTATGGGTTTCAACGAGAAGCTTGCTGCGGCGAAGGAGAAGGGCCGGCCGTCTAAGACGGTGACGGTGGCGCTAGACGATGAGGTTGCGGCACGCCTTGCTGATCTGGATGACCGGATCGAGGCCGAGAAGCAGAAGCCGGACGATGGGCGTCTGGCGAAGTCGTCTCCGCTGGCGAAGCTGATCAAAGAGGCTGACGCGGTTCGTGAGCAGTTTGCGGACTCGTTGGTGGATCTAAAGTTCACGCGCCTGATCGGTGAGGGCTGGTCCGACCTGACCCTCAACAACCCGCCTCGAGCCGGCGTGCTGGCGGACATGTACTTCCAGTACGACTTCAACGCTGTGACCCGCCACGCTGCGATCGAGAGCGGCGTGCTGGTCGAGGGCGACGAGGACCGCAAAGTCACGGCTGAGCAGTGGGAAGATCTGTTCGGTGTGATCTCTGGTGGTGACCACCGCCGTATCGCCGACGCGATTTTCGCACTCAACGAGGGTGATTCTGCTCGGGCGGTGGAGGTGGGAAAAGCGCAGCGCGCCGCAGTCCTCGCCTCCGGGAAGAAGTCCTCCTAGCAGCGGAGCTCGGCGTCGCACCACGTGTGCTGCGCGGCTGGGTGCCAGAGGAACGTCACGTGCCGGTTTACGGCGACTCGGGCGATCTGTTGTACACGCGTGTTGAGCGCGAGTCGCAGTGGACACCGGAGCAGGTTGCCCTGGTGATGGGCGTGCGCGCGTACGAGAAGACGATCGGCCCCCACGGCTTCCCGATGGATGAGGCAACATCGCCGGACGCTGACCCGTCGAATCGTGACAACAAGTACTTCCGGCGTGTTGACGACCACGCCGGAAGGCCTGTTCGTTCGTTCGCCACTGCGGGACTTCGCTAAGCAGGCCGAGGCTCACGCGGAAGAGGCGTGGCGCAAGGCAGGTGGCGAAACAGCGGACAATGCCGGGATCTTCTGGCCGATCGAGAAGGTCGAGCGGTCCTAGTTCTTCGAGGCCTTGATGATGAGCCACGCGACGATCAGGATGCCGCCCACGATGAAGAGGATCGCTGGCGTTCCGCCGGCTGCAAGGACGATGAATCCGAGGATGACTGCTGCGATGCCGATCGACAGCAGGATCGCGAGGTAGTAGCTCGAGGGTGTCGCGCTCTTGTTGTCACTCATGACGGTGAGTGTAGCCGCCGCTGACGCAGATGAGTAGAGCTGTAGCCGTTCGTGGCTGCGGCTCTTTTTCGTAACTCCATATTGAATGGCGGTGCCGCATGGCTGATCGCGTGGTCAAGGTCACTATCCAGGCCTCTATCGCCAATTACGTCTCCGGGATGGAGAAGGTTCGTAAGGCGACCGCCGACGCGGCTAAGGAATCGGAGAAGCTCGAGAAGTTTGGGCAGGCTGCGACTTCTGTTGGCACTGCTCTTCTGGGTGTTGGCGCTGTTGCTGTTGGCGCTGCTGCTGTCGTCGTGAAGATGGCTGCGGATTTTGATGCGCAGATGTCGAAGGTGCAGGCCGCGACAGGCGCGACTTCGGCTGAGATGGCGAAGTTCCGTGAGCAGGCGCTAACTGCTGGTGCCCAATTCGGGTACACGGCTACTCAGGTCACTGAGGCGCAGGTCGAGCTCGGTAAGGCAGGCGTGTCGACGTCGGACATCATGTCTGGCCTGAGCGGTGTGCTTGGTCTTGCGGCGTCGGACAACCTGGATCTGGGTCAGGCGACTCAGATTGCTTCGGTTGCGATGACGCAGTTCGGTAAGGCTGGCGCGGACATCCCGCACATCGCTGACCTCCTGGCTGCTGGTGCCGGTAAGGCGCTCGGTGGTGTTGATCAGCTTGGTCAGGCACTGAACCAGTCGGGCCAGGTGGCGAACCAATTTGGTCTGTCGATCGAGGACACGGTCGGCACGCTGTCGGCGTTCGCTGGTGCTGGTCTGCTCGGTTCTGACGCGGGTACGTCGTTCAAGACGATGCTGCAGTCTCTTGCGAACCCGGCGAAGCAGACCAAGGATCTGATGAAGCAGCTTGGGCTGAACTTCTACGACGCCAACGGTCAGTTCATCGGCATCACTGGTGCAGCGCAGGAGCTCCAAGACAAGCTTGGCACTCTCACCGACCAGCAGCGGCAGGCGGCTCTGGCGCAGATCTTCGGTTCGGATGCCGTTCGTGCCGCCTCGGTGCTGTACAAGGAGGGCGCTTCCGGTATCCAGGAGTGGATCAACAAGGTTGACGACTCCGGCTACGCGCAGGAGCAGGCTCGCATCAAGTCCGACAACCTGACTGGTGACCTGAAGAAGCTGCAGTCGGCGTTCCAGTCCGGTCTGATCGAGTCTGGTGCTGCTGCTGATGGCGCGCTCCGTCCGCTAGTGCAGACGATGACGCAGGTTGTGACCGCGTTCAATGGTCTCCCGGAGCCAGTCAAGGGCTCTGCCCTTGCCCTGACTGCTGTTGTGGGTGGCGCGAGTCTGCTCGCTGGCGGTCTGCTGGTTGCGATCCCGAAGATCGTCGAGTTCCGCGCTGCCCTAGCTACCCTAGCTGCCGGCGGCGTGACCAGTCGTGCGGCACTTGGGTCAGTCGCAAGCTTCCTCGGTGGTCCGTGGGGTGCCGCTCTCGCCTTTGCCGCTCTCGCTGTGACGGCGTTTGTCGGGCCGCAGCTCGAGGCAGCGAAGCGAACCAAGGAGTTCGTGAACACGCTGGACTCGGTGACGGGTGCGGTCACGAAGACGACCAGTGCCCTTGTGGCTTCCAACCTGGCGACGAAGGGCACGTTCCTCGGTATCGATGTTGGTCCGTCTACGTTCGATCAGGCCAAGAAGGCCGGACTGTCGCTGCAGACGATCCAGAAGGCCGCTGAGGGCAACACCAAGGCGTACAAGGAACTGAAGTCCGCGGTCAGTGAACTGGATGATGCACGCGGTGTCGGCAACGTGTCGGAGAACCGTGCTGCGAACGCGGCAGATAGCGTTCTGAAGTCAGTTGAGGAACAGCGCAGCGCTCTGAAGTCTGCGAAGGACCAGACAACGCAAATGGCGCAGGCGCAGGACGCATCAGCTGATGCGTCGGGGAACGCTGCCGCTGGACTCGATGACGTCGCTGATTCCGCCGAGGACGCCACCCAGGCTATCTCTGACACGGCCAATGCGATCAAGAACTTCGGTTCTGCGCAGTTCGATGTGGACAGCGCGACTCGCAGCCTTGAGCAGGCAGTTGATGACTTCAACTCCAAGCTGAAGGAAACGAAGCCGGCACTGGATGCTGCTGGTAGCGGGTTCAACGTCGCTGAGCAGTCGGGGCGTGATGCGCAGGCTGCGATTGAGGACATTGCGAAGTCGACTCTTGATTTGGCTTCCGCGACGTACACCCAGACCGGTTCGCAGGAAAAGGCTACTGCTGTTCTCGAAGATGGGCGAAAGAAGTTCATCGATGCGGCAACTGCTGCGGGAATCAGTAAGGACGCGGCGAACAAGTACGCGGACTCGTTGGGACTGATCCCAGGGAACGTGAGCACGGTGGTCACGAACACTGCTGCTGCTGCCGGCGATACGGCGGCTCAGTACAAGCAGAAGCTTGACGCACTTCCTGCCGCGAAGCGAACTCAGATCAATGCCGCAACCGCGTCAGCTAAGTCGGCACTTCAGGGTGTCCTTGACACGGTGAATAGTTTGCCGTCGTCGAAGACCGTCACGATCACCACGATCACGAACCAGGTCACGAACGCAGCTCAGTCTGTTGTGGATAGCCTGACAAAGAACAAGGCTGATGGTGGCTACATTTCGGGGCCGGGGACGGGTACCTCTGATTCGATCCCTGCGATGCTTTCCAACGGCGAGTACGTTGTCAAAGCATCTTCTGTGGCGAAGTACGGGACGGGGTTCCTGGACCGTGTGAACGCTGGCCGGTACGCGAACGGTGGCCACGTCCGGAAGTACGCGGGCGGCGGTGCGGTGCAGTTCGAGTATTCGCGGCGTAACGGCGACTACTCGGGCCTGTCTGGTGTGTCGCAGCTGATGTCGATCGCGAATGACAGCAGCTACAAGGCGCGTTGGCGTAACGACGTTGGTATGGCGGCGTTGCGGTTCCAGTCGTCGCTGTCGAAGTTGACGGATCAGTCGTCGGCGGCAGCGTCGAAGTTGTCCGATTTGCGGTCGTCGGCGGATTCGTTGAAGTCGTCGGTGGCGTCGGCTGTCGGGAAGTTCGATGTTGGCGATTACCGGTCCGCGTCGTCGTTGAAGCGTGGCCTGTCGAAGTCGGCGGCGAACGTGACGGAGTTCGCGAACCTGCTGACCACGTTGTCGAAGAAGGGCATCAGCGGTGACCTGCTTGCGGAGATCGCGAGTTTGGGTACTGCTGAGGGTCTTCCGTTGGCTCGGTCGTTGGCGGCTGCGTCAGCGTCGGACATCAAGTCGATCAACGCTTCGTACGCGTCGATCCAGTCGACGGCGACGAAGGCTGGGCAGACCGTTGCGGACGCGAACTACAAGTCACTGATTGCGGCTGCGGACAAGAACGCGAAGTCGCTTGAGGCGCAGATCGCGAAGCAGTCGAAGGCGATCCAGACGATCATCGGCCGCAGTTTCGGGTTGAAGGGGTTCGCGTCTGGCGGGTACACGGGCGCGTACGGGACCGGGCAGGTTGCGGGCGTTGTTCACGGACGTGAGTTCGTGATGAACGCTGCTGCGACTGCACGGAACCGTGCCGTGCTCGAGGCGATGAACCAGGGCGGCAACGTCCGGTACATGGACCCGACACCGGTCGCCGCTGCTGCGGCACCTGCGCAGGTGATTCACCGTGCGGGGAACAACTACAACCTGTCGGTGCAAGACCCGACTGCGGTAGCGCAGGCGATTGAGCGCCGCGAACGATCGGAGTACGCCTGATGCTGCTGGAAACCGATCAGGTGTCGTTCACGATCGGAGGCATCCCGTTTGGGGAGGTCGACGAGTTCGGTGTGGATTGGTCGATTGAGAAGTTCGACGGTTGGGCGGGGTCAACTCGTTCAACGTCGGAGATCACGCAGAAGCCCCGCCAGTCGGGTGGGTGGCGGTCGGCCGGGTACTCGGGTGCCCGGTCGGTCGCCGCTTCGGGGAAGATCTTCGCCCCGGACGGTGCTGCGTTGTCTGCTGCGTTCGACCGGCTGAACGATGCGATTCCGGCTGGGGTTGACCGGACGCTCACCGTGTCGGATGCGGCTGGCACTCGTTGGGTGACGGTGCAGCAGTCCGATGATGTGATCCCTGAGTGGCTGATGCCGAACATCGGTGCGTGGTCGTTGCAGGTGTCGTCAACTGATTGGCGGAAGTTCGGCCAGTCGGTGACGGGTTCAACGAAGCTGCCGTCGACAACGGGCGGGTTGACGGTTCCGTTCACGGTGCCGTTCGCGATCAACGCGACCACCGTCACCGGGCAGGTAAGTCTCACCAACCCTGGCAACGAGTCCGGACCTGTCGTTCTCCGCATTGACGGCCCGTGCACTGGCCCCGTCGTCACGCACGTATCGACAGGTACCGCGCTGGTGTTCTCGAGCTCGTTGGTGTTGCAGGCGGGCGAGTACCTGCTGATCGACATGGACGCCCGCACAGCACTCGCGAACGGGCAAGCGAACCGCGCCGGGTACATCACGTCCCGCGGCTGGTCGGCGTTCGATCCGGGCGGCAACACGTGGGCGTTCTCGGCAGCGCAGTACAACGCGAACTCTCAACTGACCGTAACCGCGGTCCCCTCTTGGAGGTAGAACATGGCGATCACGGTTTGGGCAGTCAACGCCGTCTCGAACAACCCCACTTACGCAGGGCGGCAGCTTCGTCAGACGACCACCGCTCCGTTCCTAGCTGGGGCGACGACCGCTCGTCCGCTGGGTGCGTTCTCCGGTGTGCGTCCCGGAACGCCTGCCACGACGGTCACAGCACCCACGTCAACGTCATGGTCATGCGCACCACACATCGGGGTGATCGACGGGCAGACGGCAGCTGAGTCTGGCCCGTACATGTACTCCGTCGATGCTGCTGTGCCGGGGACAATCACCGCCGCGAACGCGTCCAACCCTCGCGTGGACATCATCTACGCGCAGGTGAACGATCCCGCCGAGTCGGACGGTTCCACCACTCCCGGCGTGACGATCAGCTACCTCGCTGGCCAGGCAGGCGCGACACCGACCGCACCTGCCACGCCGGCACGTTCGATCGTGCTGGCGCAGATCAACGTGCCGAAGTCGGGTGGCGGCAACCCGTCCGTGACGTGGGTGGCACCCTACTTCGCTGCTGCCGGCGGACGACCCCAGGTCGCGACCGTTGCGAACCTGCCCGCAGGTGGTAGCACGTCACGGTACGACGTGTACGGGGACACTGCCGCGAACAACGGCACCTGGTCGTGGAACGGTACCGCTTGGACGCAGTACGCCACGAAGGGTTGGGTGCCGTTCGCGGCTTCCTTCTCGGGTACGGCCGGAGCCAGCCTGCCGCGCGCGCGTTACCGGATCATCGACGAGGAATGCACCGTCGACATCCTCCTGCAGCTCGGTTCCAGCGGCGGCTCCTTCACCGACCCGCAGTTGACCCTGCCCGTGCAGGGAACACTCCCCGGAGCTGACGGCGTCAAGGGCTCGGCTACCTGGACTGACGTGTCGGCGGGTGGTGCGGGCCGGTACATGGCGGCGATGTACACGCTGGGTGCGTCCCTGGTCCGGTTCGGGACGTGGGGCAGCAACGGCGTTGTCGGTGCGGGTGCGCCATTCACCACTGCTGCTGGCGACCAGCTGCACTGCTACTTCGCTTACCCGACTACTTCGTAAGGCGGACCGGATGACGTACACGTGGCTGTCCGTCGAAACACTCACTGGCCGCGTTGTCGCTGATCTTCCGGACTTCACCTGCGACTCCGTGTCGAAGGAGATCGGTGCTGGCACCACGGCGGCAGGTTCGTTGCCACTGACTGATAAGACGCCGGAGAACTGGCAGCGGGCCATCCTCGAGGGTGGTTCGGCGCTGGTCCTTGTCGACGAGGAAAGCGGTGTCGCGCCGTGGGGTGGCATGGTGACGCACACCGCACCGGACCACACCGACAAGGTGCCGGTGAACCTCGCCACGTACGAAACCGGGTACCTGAGCCGCAGGTTCGTTGGTGATGTCGACTACACGCAGACCGGTGCGGTTGACATCATCATCGACCTGCTCAACCGGTTCGTGCTCACCGGTTCCAACGGTGGCATCCCCATGCGGGTGCAGGTTGAAGGTGCGTCACGCGGCATCGTCCTCGACCAGTCGTACACGGACGCTTCCGACAAGACGATCCTGTCAGTACTGCAAACCCTGTCCAGCCTTGACGGTGGGCCGGAGTGGACAATCAACTGGGAAACCACCGACTCGGGCCGGTCGTACACGCCAGTTTTCCGTGTCTCCGGAACCCAGTTGGGCACACGTGTCCCCGCCGATTTGGGGCCGGCAGCAACGTTCGAGATCCCCGGACCTGTCACCGAAGCGTCCCTCGACCGGGACTACACGGACGGCAATGGCGCGAACGACGTCATGGCGACGTCCACCGCGTCCGGTGCCACCCGTCCGCAGTCGAATCATGTGGTGATCGTCGACCCGAACCGTCCCACGTTCGAGGAACGGTTCACGCCCGACACTGACGTTGACGACATCGACGACAAGCTCGACTCGTTTGCCCAAGCACGCGCTGCGGGGATCAAGGACGGCACCCTCACGTTGGCGTTGAAAGCTGCAGTGCAGGATGCGCCACGGCTCGGCGTCGACTGGTCCGAAGGTGACGACGTGGGATACGTCGTCGGTGGGTATGACCGGTTCGGCCGCGACCTGATCCGTTCGTTCCCTGGCGGCCTGTCAGGTGTGGAACGTGCAGTCGGCTGGGTGCTGGACCTCAACGGTTTGGAACAGATCACCCCTGTGCTGGAAGGACCCGACGACTGATGGCACGAATCCCAGGACGAGCCGAAACGCCGCAACGAGTGCAGGGTCTGCAGAAGGATCTGCGGGAGTACATCGCATCGGTCGCGCGTTCGTTCGCACGGTCACTCGACGACCTGTACAACCGTATTCTGCTGCAGATCCAGAACTCGTTCTACGCGAAAGCTGACTCCGACGCCCGATACGCGTACAAGACGCACACCCATGACGGTGCGGACATCACATCGGGGACGGTGACCCGGCCAACGAACAACTCGAGCTCGCAGTCCAGCCAGTTCCTCGGCGGATCGTTCACCGGCACCACTGGTTCGTTCTCAGGTGGTGTGTCCGGTTCGCAGGGCACGTTCACGTCCGGGGTCACATCACCCGGCGTGTACTCGACATCACTCTCGACGGCGTACCGGGCGCAGTATGTCGACTCGACCGGGAAGATGGGCTACGTACCATCCACCCGCGCATCGAAGAACGTCATCTCCGACTACAAGGCCGACTACACGAAACTGTTGGCCCTCGTTCCGAAGTGGGCGACGTACAAGAACGACCCCACCAACACGCCGTTTGCGACGTTCATCGCGGAAGACATGGCCGTGAACTTCCCGGAGTACACGTTCACCGACTCCGCTGGCAACCTTGCCGGTATTCGCTACGAAATGTTCGTCGTCGCATTGCACTCCGCAGTGTCACAAGCCGCTGCAGCATCCGCCAGCGACCGCACCCAGTTGAACGTCCGTCTCGCTGCGATCGAAGCCGCTGCAGCAACCCGGTCGTACCAGACGTGGACGAACTCGAGCATGACGGCGCTCGGACTGAACGCGGAAACGAAGTACACGGTCACGTGGCCGGCCGCGTTCGCTGACGCCAAGTACACGGTCACGTGTGCGGTCACCTCAGGCGGTGCTGCTCTCGCCGTCATCGCGAACGAAGTACCCGGCACGAAGACCGCCACAAGCGTGCAGGTCACCGTCCGCACTCTCGGTGTCGCACTGCTCGCAAATTCCACCATCACTGTCACCGGGCAGCACACGTAACCCACCCCACCCCTTTCCGAGCCGCACCGTCACCACGGGGCGGCTCTTTCTCGTTGAAGGAGGCCCCGCATGGCCTGGTTTTCGGTAGGACCATCGTCTTACCCCGACTTGAAGGGGCAGGAGCAGTTCACCAACTCGGAACGCATCGCGCTGCAGTTCCTGTCGATGAAAGTCGATTTTGATGCGCTCCCCTCATCGCTAAAGAGCGGCGCACGCCTGTCCGTGAACGAAGCACGGCGGACGAAGCAGCGCTGCGAATACCTGTGGGCGAACCGTTTCGTTCTCGGCATCGTCGTCGCCCCCCTATACACGTCGCGGCATTACGAAGCCACACACGGCAACGCGCTCGACATCGGCGTGACCATGCCAGACGGAACGAACCGTGCACTCACCGACGCGGAATTCGCATGGATGCACCAGCAAGCCGAACTCCGCGGATTCACGTGGACCGGACGCAACTTCGGTGAGCCCTGGCACATCGAAGGCGCAACACGCACCGAACTCATTGCCCCATACGCGGACGCACGAACCCGAGTCGCGAACTACTCGCGGACACCGCGACCCGACGACACCGAAGAACAGCTCAGGAGACTGCTCATGGCATTCAAGGACACTCTCACGATCCACCAGCGGATCGGCACCAACGGCAAGGACGAAGACACTTACGCGATCTCCGCACCGGGTGTCTGCGCATACCTCATCCGCAACGGGGTGAAGCAGCCGCTCGCTCTCCGCATCGGCCGGCAGCTGAGCACCAAGGAGATCCGCACGATCTTCACCGATGAGGGTGCCGCGTTCGAGAAGCTGGCTGCGGCCACGTTCGACCGCCGCATCGCCGCTCACGCATCCATCGCAGAACTCGCGCAGGGCAAGCAGCTCGACAAGGACGGGGTGGTGATCTGATGGGCGACCACGAACAGCAGAAGGCCAGCACGATCGACGTGCAGGACATCTGGCACAAGGGGCAGCGTGTCCTCCGGACCGCGTTCACGACGATCCTCACCGCACTCCCGATCGTGCCACAGATCGTGCAGATCGTGCAGGGGCAGTGGCCAGCCGCGACCGGTCTCACCGCTGTCGCCGTTCAGGCAGTCGCGATCAACTCGGCACTCACCGCGATCATCGCCATCCCGACTGTGAACCGGTGGCTCACCGTGATCGGCCTGGGTTCTGTCCCGCGCGGTGTCGCGAAGGAAACCGCAGCCGCGAAGACGCAGGAGCTACAGCCTGCCCAATTCACGGCTGACACTACAGACATCCGCACCGAACAGGGCGACAACGGCTCTGCAGCCGTCTAAGCCGTGACGTACGACTCGGGGGCAGGAATCATGCACTGGCTTCACGCAATCGCAACACCTGCCCCCGTGGCGTCACCCGGTTCCCTATGGGACTGGGTGACCGCATCCACATCAGTAACGGACCTGCTCTCAGCATCCGGACTCGTAGCGTTTGTCGCCCTGTTCACGACGAACCGCATCCTCACCATCGGGCAGCACAAAACCAGAGTCGCGGACCTCGAGAAGTACTACGAAGGCCGGCTCAAAGAGAAGGACGACCGGTACGTGGAGCTCAAAGAGTCCCGCAACTACTGGCGTGAAGCACACAACGACCAACGCGCCCGTGCTGAGAAAGCCGAAGACGGGGTGCGTGAGTTCGCGGACGAGTACGCGAAACTCTCCAACCACCTGCTGGGCTCCATCGAGCAAGCCGCTGGGGGACCGTCATGAACGAGCACACTTCAGGACGCGAGGAAGCACGCCGCGCACGCGACGAAGCCCGGTCCGCGTCGTACCGGCTCGATTCGCTGCTGGAAAGCATCAGGACAGGGCCGCTCGCTCAGATGCGTGAAAGCCGTGAACGGAACCACTTCGCAGACAAGATGCGGGCGATCATTCGAGGGGAACAGTGATGGACGCATGGTTCAACACGTGGGCGACGGTGCCCGCAACAATCGCCGGCTTCGCAGCACTGTCCACGGCGCTGCTGTACGGCATCGGGTCACCTTGGTACCGGTCGGTGCTGGGAACGGTGTTCTTCTCACTGTTCATGGGTTCCGTGCCCGTGTTTGCGCTCGTGCTCGTTCGGCGTATCGCGGCGACGATCGCGAACGGTGGACCGCAGACGTCCGGTGATGGGTTCGGTCTGCTGGCGTTCTGCGTGTACTCGTTCGTCGCGTGCGTGTGGATGCTGGTGTTCGTCACGGTCATCCGGGAACGCAGGCACACGCCCGTCCCCACGCCACCGATCGGCCGATGAAGAACCGCCCGCTCACCTACATGGTGGGCGGGCGGTTTTCGTCGTTCCTGCGGTTCTTGACTGCTGCACGCCACACCCAAGCCGACGTCTTCGCTTGCCCTGCGCCCCACTCAACGAGCACGGCGTCATCGGACGCTGCGAGTGCCGCGGCGTCGACACGGATCAGCCGTTCAGTCGTCTGCAGCCAGGCGTACACGGGTCGTGGTGGGTCGAACTCGCGCCGTACTACCCCACGTGCTTCCTCGGACAGTGAGAACGCTTCTGGCGGCAACCAACGATCACGGCGACGAACACCCATGAGCACCAGTGTCAGTGGACGCGCCGACACTGGACGCATGAACGACGCGGACCGGCTGCTACTCGAGTTCGAGTCCACGCACCCCCGCAACGACCGCAGCAAGGAAGCCGCGATCCGGGACACGTTCGGCTACTCGTGGGTCAGGTACCAGCAGCGACTCATGCAGCTCACCCGCGATCGTGATGCTGTCGCCGCGTACCCGATGGTGTGCGCACGCGTACAGCGGGTCAGCCGGCGGAACGGGTTGCGTCAGGCGGGCTGATCCGGAGTGCGCACGTCTACCCAGCGGCTGTACTCAACTGGCGTCCTCACGTGTGTCACGAAGACGCCATCTGCACCAGCGCTGACTTCCCCGAGATCGCGGCGTACGGCAGCGATCGTGCCTTCCATCCATGAGCGTGTTCGCGACGAAATCCGCGTGTCACCAGCGTTCTGGGGGTAGTCAGCGACGTACGTTCCACGGGACGCGAAGTCGCGCCACATGCTCTCCGTTTCCTTCACCACGGTTACGTCGTCGTACCAAGGCAGGTCAGCCCAGTTTTTGCTCACGTCGCGTCCTTCTTCCATCGCATGATCGTGTTGGTGGTCACTTGTCGTCCTCGACGTACTCACGGAACTTCTCACGGACGAACGCGGTCAGGTTCCCGTAGCGCTCGTCCGCCTCAGCTTTCGTCTTCGCCGGGTCGTACTCATCCGCAGGGATGCGGAAGGTGCGATGCGGGGTCTTTGGGGAATCAGGCACTGGTTGACTCGCTCTCCTGGCTGCGGATCAGTGCCTTCTTGTGCTCATCGTGGATCTGGCGAGCAGTCTTGCCGTTGATGGGCCACTCAAGCAGCTGCTTCCCGCACTCACACCAGGGGATCACGCCTCGAGGGGAGTACGGGTTCGGTTGCGGACGGTATGCATGACCGACAAGACGGATCGCCGTCTTACGCGTCTGCGGTTGCGTGTTGTCCTGCATGATCTGAAGGTACCACGGTGTACATACACCCGCAACACCTCGCGCAGTCCGCCGATCCGCTACCCTCACACCGCACCCACCACCCATCAACCGGGACTGAATTCACACGGGTGCGGAGAACGCCCCCACCTGAGTAGGTGGGGGCGTTCGTTCGTGTCTACGCGGTGATCGCGAGCGGATCATCTGGCATGGCGGCGTAGAGGGCTGTCACGGTGTCCTCGTGCGCGGTGGGGGAGAGGTGCCCGTACGTGTCGACGGTCGTCGTGATGTTCTCGTGCCCCAGGTTCCGCTGAATCAGGTTCAACGGCGCGCCCTGACCGATCAGCCATGACGCGTACGTGTGCCGCAAATCGTGCGGTGTCGGACGTCGCGGGATCGCCTCACGCCCAACGGCAGCGCACTCGTCGGCGTCCATCGCCTTCTTGACGGCTCGGTCCCAGATGCGGGCCTTGAAGTTGCCGTACCAGAGCCTGCCGCCGTTTTCCGCGCCTTGGAACAGGAAGTCGCCTCCTGGCCCGTCGAGCTCGAGTTGCGTCACGAGGTCGGGGCGTAGGGGGAGTGTGCGGTATCCCTTCTCGGTTTTCGGCGGTCCGACAGTGTGGTCACGCTTCCACGCCTTGCTGACGGTCACCGTCGCTGGCCGCGTCGATAGGTTCACGTCACGGCGCTCCACGGCGGTTGCTTCGGACCAGCGCATGCCGGTGAGCACGAGGAAACGCACGAGCGGCTTGTAGTACGCGGGGATGAAGTGCAGCAGCGTGTAGAACTCGGTGTGCGACAGGAACACGGCCTGGTGCTTCTTGCCGCGCGTCAGAACGAGCTTGTGCGCCGGGTTGTCCTTCCGGTGCCCTGCTTCCACTGACGCGGCGAGGATGGCGCTGAGCAGGGCGTGGTAGTTCTTCACCGTCTTCTGCGAGATCGGCTGACCCTTAACACGGCCGGACTCCTGCGACTCCTGCCACGCAAGCCACGAGCCGATGTCCTGCTTCGTGATGCTGTCCACGGGAAGCTCGCCCAGCAGCGGCAGGAACGACTTTTCTGCGATCTTCCGGTAGCCGGCGCGCGTGTCGTTCTGCACACCGGTCAGTAGGCCACTCGACGGCTCGAGGTACCGCGCAGTGAACTCGCCGAATGTAGGCACGCCTACCGCAGCGTTGTTCCGCGCATCCTTGACCGCAAGCGCCGCCTCCGGTCCCACACGGTCGAGCAGCGCACCGAACTGTCGTGCTGCGGTCTCCGCACCCTCTCCGGAGAACGTCTCCTGGCACATCTTCCGCGGTTGCCCCATGCGGAACTGCACCCGCCACGACACGGAGCCGTCACGGTTGCGGCGGGGAGTGACGCTAGCCAAGCGCGTCTGCCTTCCAGCAGGTGCATGGGAATGGCCATTCGGGTCCCGCAAACTTGCAACCCCAACCGTGTGGCGCTTCCGCAATCACTACACGCAACCGGTCCAGCTCATCCGCTGCGGCGCGGAGAGCTGTCTTGGAGTCGTCCGCGACGACGGTGTTCCCGCGCAACTTGTACGCGAGTACGCGCATCTGTTCCGTGTTCGGGGACGTCGTCGGAAACATGCTCGGAGTGTCGCTCATGCCACCGACAGTGGCGTCTCTTCTCTGGTCCATCGGATCTCCTGTCTTGGAGCATCCGCGGCCTTCACGTCAAGCGGCCTGTAGGCACATCGTGTAGGCAAACCCAACACGATGGCCGTACAGGCCGCTGACTTACTGGGGTGAATAACGGGTCTCGAACCCGCGACCTCCTAGACCACAACCAGGCGCTCTACCAACTGAGCTATATCCACCATGTTCGGACCGGCTGACCGGCGCGACCACTCAATAGTAGTACATGCCGGAGCCGGGTCGGACCACTACTGCGCGAGGCGCGGGGCCCACTTCTCGACGACCTCGGCCTGGACGGCACGGACGTCGTCGGTGCTCGGGCCGGGCTCGGCGACGAACCCCGCGCGGCGGTAGTACTCGAGCTCACGGATCGACTCGAGGATGTCCGCGAGGGCCCGGTGCCCGCCGTGCTTCTCCGGGGCGTTGAAGTACACCCGCGGGAACCAGCGACGGCAGAGCTCCTTGATGCTCGACACGTCGACGCTGCGGTAGTGCAGGTGTCCGTCGACGCGGGGCATGTACTTCGACAGGAACGCCCGGTCGGTACCGATCGTGTTGCCCGCGAGGGGAGCGGTGCCCTCGGCCGGGACGTGCTGGAGGATGTACTCGAGCACCTGGTACTCGGCATCCGCCAGGCTCACCCCGTTCGGGATCTCCTCGATGAGGCCCGAGGTCGTGTGCATGTTCGTCACGAACTCGTTCATGTTGTCGAGCGCCGACTGGTCGGGCTTGATCACGATGTCGAACCCGGGGTGCACGGGGACGAGGTCGAAGTCGGTGATGACCACGGCCACCTCGACGAGTTCGTCGACCTCGAGGTCGAGGCCCGTCATCTCGCAGTCAATCCAGACGAGGCGGTCGTTCGCAGTTGCCATGGTGTCGATCCTATTCCGCGTCGTGGTCGGCTCCGTCGCGGGCGGGTGCTGCTGCGGTGGCCGGGGCAGGGGCGGCCGCGCGCGAGCGGGCGAAACACGCACCGTTCGGGCCTCTGCCGAGCCGCATTTCACCCGCTCGCGCGCTGGTCCGGTCCGCCAGGCGGCGAGCGGGCGGGATGTGCGGGTTCCGCTCGACCGCGGGGCCGCATTGCACCCGCTCGCGAGCTGGGCCTCGGCCCGGACCCGGCGAGCGGGCGGAATGCGTGTGATCCGCGCGACCAACGGGCCGCATTTCACCCGTTCGGCAGCGCCTGCCCCGAGCACGCCAGCGGGCGAATCATGTGGGGTCCGCACGATCGCCGTGCCGCATTTCACCCGTTCGGCAGCGTGGCAGCCTCGGAGCCCGCGAGCGGGCGGATTCTGCCCCGTCCGACACGTGCGCCGGACCGGTTCCGCCCGCTCGCGGTGGGTGGGCTGCCGTGG